TCAGGCCCCGGCCCCCAGGAACCCCTGCCATGCCGGCAGGGGCCCAGGCCCCCAGAGTCCCGCGATTCCATGTCCCAGCTGAACCCCAAAGTCGGCTTCGTCAGCCTTGGCTGCCCTAAAGATCGCTGAAATATACTCCTGCTGCCGGGTCACTTGTTCGCGCCCGGCTTCTGCAGCACCCGCATATGGCCCTTGCCGATCGCTGTCCCCGTGACCTGCGCGCATCAGCACCGGCTCAGCCAATCCGAACCGTGCCTTGGTCGTTACCGCCGGCACGGGCTCGGCGATCGAGGACGCGGTGAGCCCCGATCCGCCGCCGTAGTACGGCGCCACCAGCGGCATGGCCACCGCCTGGTCGCCGCCCTTGGCGGTGGTCACCGTGCGGATCGGCTCGGCCACCGAGCGGGGCACGCCCGCGCTGCTGGTGTTCGAGGTCGGGACGATGATGGGTTCCACCAGTTGCGGCCGGGCACAGCCGGGGCGCTGGCTGCCCGCGCCGCCGGTTGTGATGGTCGGCAAGGGCTGGTCCAGGTCGCGGGCTACCCCGCCGCTGCTGGTCGCCAGCACCAGCCCCACATGCGTACCGCCGGCCGTGAGGGTCGGCACGGGCTCGTCCGTGGACCGGGATGCGGCCTGCAGGTGTTGCTCGCTGGTGCCGCGCAGGTTCAGCAGCATCGAGTCGGCGTGGATCAAGCCCAGGTCGGCGGCCTCTTGTCGAGTGAACACCAGACGTGGTTGCCTGCCGTCGAGGAGCGCCTGCACGGCGTCGACGTAGGGTTGGGGCCAGTTGTACTTCACGGAGCCCGCGAGGATGCGGCGAAGGGTATTCGGCTTCAGCGCCTTCTTCCGGTGGAAGATGCTCTTGCCGGTCATGGTCCAGTCGATAACCTCACGTGCACCGCGCCACCGCTGGCGGGTACCGAACAGGTCGGTACCGCCCACGCGGTCGTGAGTGAACTCGGGCCAAGTCAGGCGCTTCCCGTCGCTCCGACCGATCAGGAAGAAGCGACGGCGGGTGGTCGGGTCGCCATAGTCTGCGCAGCAGACCACCTTCCAGTCGACCTTGAAGCCCACCGCTTCCAGCGCCGCTACCCAGGCGCGGAAGTATTCGCCCTTGCGGCTCGGGATGGGCCGGCCGGTAACCAGGCTGCACGGGCCCCAGTCCATGAATTCCGGAACGTTCTCCACCAGGATGCGCGCGACACGCAGCTCGGTGCACCAGCGGACCACGTGCCACGGATCCATGCGCTGCTGATCGTGCACAGGACGGCCGCCGCGGGCCCTGCTATGGAACACGCATGAGGGCGCGGCGATGAGCAGGTCGAGGCGTCCCTCGGGCACCAGCGATAGCGGCAGGGCGGATTCCAGATCAGCGCAGTGAATGCGGTCAGCGTCTTCCCGATGGTTACGGCGGTTCGTCTCGATGGCGACCGGCCAGTGATTCACACCGATCAGCTTCACCGGCCGATTGAGCTGCCGCATGGCGCGCTTGGCGCCATTCGACAGGCCACCAGCACCGCAGAACAGGTCGCCGATGAGGGCCGGCCGGGTGCGCGTCTTGGTCCGCGTGACGCGGATCTCGGGCGAGCGGGAGCCGTCAGCCATTGGTAGGTTCCTTCATGAAACAGATCCAGTGCGTGCCGGCGCGCTTGCCGGATGGGTGCCCGAAAAGAGGAACTGCATCGGTCAGGGCCAGTACGTCCCGCGTGGCCACCTGGACTTCAGACCATTTGAAGATCAGAACGCCCTCGGGGCGAAGCACGCGGAAGCACTCCGCAAACCCCGCACGCAGGTCCGCACGCCAGTCCTTACTGAGCCGGCCGTACTTGGCGGCCAGCCAACTGGCTCTGCCAGCGCGCACCAGGTGCGGCGGATCGAACACCACCAGCGGGAACGAGCCGTCGGCGAAGGGCAAAGCACGGAAGTCCAGCAGGCAGTCCGGGTGGATGGACAGCACGCGTGTGCCATCGGCGCGGTGGGTGCGGTCGATCACCGTGATGGTCTCGTGCCGCAGGTCGCCGAACAGGACGCGCTGGTCGCTGGGGTCGAACCACATCATTCGGCTGCCACAGCATGGGTCCAGCACCAGAGGCGCGTTGTCAGCCATCGCTCTGCTCCTCGTGGCCAGGGCAACCGCCGCCGGCGTAGTCGAAGCCCTCGCAGGCGGGGCCGAGCGGAATGACCTTGTGGCCCGCCTCGAGGTGATCCAGCAGCACGTCCTTTGCTTCATCGGCGTTGAGCTTCCTGCCGGTGCTGGATTCGGTGAACATCGCGGCCAGCTCGCGCCGTGTCATGTTCTTCAGCGCGCCGCGCACGTCCAGATGGATGTGTCCGTAGAAGTTACCCATGGCTGCCGCCCCCTGGGACACCGCGCCAAATGTAATCGCCTTTGTCCTCGACCATCTTCGGCTCGCTCTCTTTGCAGTGGCATTCGATGCCGACCAGATGCTCAGCGACGGGACGCCACCAGTTACGGACGATGCCGTTGGGCACATGGTTGTCTTCTTCCGCCCCATCCATGTCGAAATCAGCGATCACTTGGCGCGCGTCAGCAGCGCTGCAGCGCTTCCCGTCGCGGCTGATGCTGATGTGATACTCGGGGCCCTTGGAAATGTCGCCCGGATCGGAAGCCACTTCGACGGCAGAGAACACCGTCAAGCCTCGCGCCGGATGGCGGAACGCCAGCGCGTCATATCCGAGAGACACCCAGGCCGGGGGATTGGGCTGCTGGATCCAACCAGCTCCGGCCTTCGGCCGTTTCGGTGCGATGAGCTGAATCACAGCGTCACCGCCTTGGGGGCAAGCAGGGTGCGGAACTCTGTGATCACTTCGGTGGCGATGCGCTCCACGTAGGTGCGCTCATGCTTCTTCACGTGCTCATGTCGCCCGCTCAGCATGTTGCCGGCCACGTAGTCGGCATCGCACGCGGCAACGAACTGCATCACCGTGCGGTCGCCCATAGCGCCCCAGAACCCGCACCATGCCTGCCCGTAGCAGGTCACCACGATTCGGCCACGCCCCAGCTCGTAGTCCTGCACGAAAACGTTGATCGGATCGAGCCCATTGCGACGCGGAATCTCGATCAGGCGAATGCCGTGCGGGATCTGCCCCAGGTCCACGGCCTGCGCGGGTGGGCCGGCGTGCTGCAGGGGAACGATTTCGTACTCGTCGGCGCGGTCGCGGAAATACTGCATGTTCTTCGGCCATTCCAGCCCGAATCCGCCTTCGGTCTTCCAGCGCACCATGTACGCCACCGGCTCCCCCGCCGGCTGGCGGGCGGCATTGCCCGGCAGCGGCGTGTCGAAGTGCAGGGCGTTCTTCGCCTCCTGCTTGGCCCGGATCTTGGCCATCACGTCGGGCTGGCCGATGCGAGCCAGCTCGGCATCGCCAGCAGCGTGCATGTCGAGGCCGGCAACCCAGCAGTAGCCGGCCAGGGTGACCATGACGCCGCCGACTTCCTGCGCGGGATCGCCGACCGGGCGACCGAACACGTAATCGACCAGGGTGGGCACGCGGGCCTTGTCATAGCCGTGAGCCTGCAGCAGCTCCAACACCTCCTCCAGCAGTCGGTCGCCGCGCTCGGTCATGTTGCTGTAAAGCGACGGCAGGAAGCACTGGCCCATCCATTCGGACACGTTCGCTTGGAAGCTGCGCCCCACCGGCTGGCGGGCAGTGAGGGCAGCCAGCACCGCCTGCAGCTCTTGCGCTGTGACGACGACCCCGGTGGCAAGGGCCGATCCGCCGCTCGCCGTGTCTCGGAACCAACGCGCTTGCGGACGGTCAAGCAACGTATCGATGAGGTTGGCAGCGTTCATCGTGCTGCCTCCTTCTTGGCTCGGATCTCGGTGCGATCGATCTCGATTTCTGCCGGTGCGTCGAACGCCAGCCGGACCTGGCCGTTCCTGATTTCGGCAACAACGATGCGGATGTTCTCGCCGATGACGATGGACTCGCCGGGGCGGCGCGTGAGGATGAGCATGTGGGTTCTCCAAATTCCATGGAGCCGGCCGCCGGCGCGGCCGGCGTATCAGACGTAGCGGGTCAGGCGGAATGCCTGCTCGAGGGCGTCGAACAGCGCGCCGACCTCACCGACCTGCAGCACGAACCGGGCATCGATCTCGGCCCGTCGGCTGTCCACGTCAGTGACATCGAGCTGATCCACAGCCCCCTCGAGGAAGCGCAGCTTGCGGACGGTCAGATCCTCACCGAGGAGGAACGACAGCCGATCCCTGAACACGAGCCCCAGTTTCGTGACCTGCTTTCCTGCGTCCAGGTGCTTGTCGATCTCGTCGCAGCGCAGCTCCTGGTTGTTGCACTTCACCACTGCGCCGCCCTGTACGGGATCACGCAGCTCCGCTTCCTCGCCGAGGCTCATCCCTTCGGGCAACGGCTCGCCGGCGATCCAGCCCGTCAGAACGGCACGGGGGGACACCTCTGCGTTGACCGGCATGGCAGGGAAGGAGCCGAGTGCGCCCCGGATGGCGGACATCATGTTTTCGCCGGTCTTGCGGCTGGACGTGTCGACAAACACCACGCCGCGCGCGTGGTCGAGGTACATGTCGTTCCGCCGATAGGTCACGAATGCTTTGGGCAGCAGCTCGTGTAGCAGATCGTCCTTGATACGCTTCCGCTCGCGGCCACCTGGTCGGCGCCCCTCGCTTTCCTCGATTTCGGCCAGCTTGCGCTCGAGCATCTGATGGATGACGGCGGCCGGAAGGATCTTCTCCTCTTCGCCGATGGTCAGCCACAGCGCCCCAGCGACCTCGTGGGAAAGCGGCTCGCCATCACCGCGGCCGAAAGGCGACACGAAGCCTGCGGAGTTGTACTCCAGCGGTCCGACCGGCTTGAGGGCGGATGCCTCGAGGCCATCCTGCAGCTCGAACATCGTGATCTGCGGCGCGCGGAACATGGTCAAATTGCGAAAGAACATGTGATTCTCCTTCTCGCCGCGTCAGGCGCTTTCGTGGTCGGCCATGGCCCAGTGGATTTCACGGCACGCCACCATGTCGGCGTGAGCTGTGTGAGCGCCGTCGAACTCGCGCCCCAGGAAATGCCTGTGCGCGTCGATCAGCTTCGGATTCTTGGTCGTCCCCATCAGCGCCTTGGCCGCCTTGGCGGTGCACTGCGCGGTGCCTGCCTTCCATTCGTCCGCGACTTGTGCCGTCGCATAGCGCTTCAACGCGATGCGGAGGATCCGGGCATCGAAAGATTCGACATGGCCAATGCGGACATCCGACAACCGCCACATGTCGAGCACCAGCTCGGTCACAAGGCTTTCGTCAAGGCCACATTGCTCGGCCTGCTCGTTGGTGATCCGCAGTGTAAGGCCGCGAGGTGGGGATTCACTGGCGTGGGGCAGCCCGCTGGGGAACATCGTCTACAACGCGGCGCGCGTGGTAGCTCCTGCAGGCTGGCGAACTGAGGTCTTCGGTCAGCACGGGCCGGTGTGGAGCAACCGCCAGTGGTTCCGCCACGTGGGCGTAGACCAATCCGCGTTCGGCAGGGGAATGGTGTCGTTCCGGGTTCGTGCAGTAGCCGCGTTCTCGCTGCCCAACCCGCCGCCTTTCGGAGCGGCGGTTGTGCAGCACCTACAGCGAACGGTGAAGGCTGAAGGCTGGGCTTCGTTCCGTCACGGGTTGGCCACGCTGCACCAGCGCTTCAACATCATCGCTGCCTGGGCGGTTCTGCCGCCGGCAAACCAGATGGGCAGCAATACCGTGCGCAACGTCACCCCAGAGCTGAAACAGATGGGGGCAGTGGCCACTCTTTGGGGCGACGCACGGATCTATCACCGGTGGCGATCCTTCGACATGCAGGGATTCAACGCCCAGGCCTTCGGTACACATGTCGTAAAGGACCGGCGGCAGCCAGTGTTACCCGGTGGCATTGCACCGCGGCCGATTTCGCAAACGCATGCTGTCCGCAATGTGCTTCCGGATCCACCTGCAACGAGAACGCTCGGTGTGGTTGGGTGGGACAGCGGTGAGCGCAGGGTAGGTACGCCGATCGTGCGCGAGAATGCGATCCGGCCGGAAGGCTTCATCGCTACCCAGTACGGCATGCAACTGCTCGAGTACATGGGCATAGCGCCCATTGGCATCCCACCGCCTCGCGAAATCGGTGGTAACCAGTTCGGAACTCCCTCCCTCAATGCCTGGCGGACCATCGCGCCGGTGGGTGTGGTCGCGCCGGTTCCTCCTGTTGCAGACGTTGGGCCGCGCTACGTGTGGGCTCCGCGAGGCTATCCCTATAGCACCGGCCATTGGAACGAGCTGGGCCACATCATGGATTTCTACAGTCTGTTTAATGCCAACGGCCAGCTCACCACGGAGCGTCCGGTGTGGGGCCAGGCTGGCGTGAGCCATTTCCATCGGGCGGTCACTGCTGTAGGTGTCAATGCAGGGGCGCTGGGAATCCCAGCGCTTCGGGTCAATCCCCAGTACATTCGGATGGAGGGCAGCCGATTCCAGCGTTTCGGATTCCCGAAGGTGAACGCGGGTGGTGTCGTGGAAGCCGTTGGCAAGGACCAGGCAGAGTTCGGCAGGGCCATCATCATCGAGGCCGACTATGGGCCCCGAACGGCCAAGCCATCTGGGATCGTCGGGCTCAGCTTCGGGCTTTCCGAGGTCCAGCTCTTCCATCGCCAACTGCTGGGGCGCGGCTGGGACAGCTTCACGATCAGCTCGCCGGCGGCGCCATCATGGCCGCGGCGATCGCACTGGGTAAGCCACGCATACCCGCCGTTCAACGCGCAGGGCGCGGACATGGCGGTTTACGGATTGCCATGGGTCAGCAACGCGATTCGCTCCGTGTCGCCAGCCGGATTTGGAGACGGGGCGGTAGCTGAGTACACGCCAGGCCACTTCGCGGCGCGCATGCGTGTGCGCCGCACCGGGCGGGTTGTCAGCGCTTCGGTCGGGCCTGCCGGCAGCGTGGGTTGGCCGTCGATCAGCATGGGTACACGCTACGTCTGGCCCCGAGCGCTGGCGGCAGGTGGAAGCGGCGTTCCGCTGCTGGCGAGCACCTCCATTTTGCGCCCAAGCGGGTTGCAGGCCGGCGAATTCGGAGACATCGATCGGTGGGAGGCCGGGCACGCCAAGGTCCACGGTTCCGATATGGGAGCGAGCGGGAACGCGATCATTCTGCGCGGGGTGCGTGCCGCCGGGTTTGCCGGCACGGTCGGCGCGCCGAGAGTTGGCCGTCCCGTCGCGCCCCACACATTCCGGGCAGACGCAGTAGGAGTGCCGACCGCCATCGCACGCTGGTGCGGCAATAAGGCAATGGCCGCGCAGGGAAGCGCACACGGCCGAGTAGGGATTCCGAAAATTGACACAGGACAGGTGAGCCCATGACTACTCCGCTCACGCCGGAAGGCATCGTGGTCTTTGATGACAAGGTGCTGCGCAACGCCTACTTCCATCGGGTCGTCGGGCGTGATGACGACTACACGGTTGACCACAACCTGCTGGTCGATCAGGGAATCATGAAGGCGTTGGGTGTCATGTTCTTCACCGATGCCAAGATCCCGGCCTGGTACCTGACGATGGGCAACGGTGCGGCCAATCCGGGCGCGGGCCTGACTGCCGCCAACTTCGCCTCGACACTGGGCGAGATCACCTCCACGACGGAGGGCTGGAGCAATACCACTCGGCCGAAGTGGAACCCTGCTGCGCCTGCCGCGAACGTCATCAGCAACGTGGCCAACAAAGCGCAGTTCAACATCGTGTGTGCGACCAGCATCAAGGTCACGTGCGGCATGCTCGTTTCCAGCGATGTTCGTGGCGGCACCGATGGCACGTTGTGGTCGGCGGCGCGTTTCAGCAATGAGCGCGAGCTGTACAACGGCGAGGTGTTCGAACTGGGCTACCAGACCAGCCTGACCGGTTGATGTGAGCCCCATGCGCTACGGGCCCGCCCGCGTCGTCTACAGCGGCGACAAGGAACGTGCGCAGGCCTTTCTGCCGAAGGGCCTGCAGCTCCTGCGCAATGCCCAGGAGCGCCAGCGGCTGGGTGGCTTGAACGTCCTGCGCGATTACCAGGTTCTGGACGACGACAGCTACTGCTACGTGATACTGGGCGGCGGCATGGCCGCGGTGCATATCGTCGCCGGGTACGCGCCCTCGGTGGGCGAAGTCGAGGTGGAGCGCAATGTCATTCCGGACTTTGTTTCCGGGGTCATTCGCAACGGGTACATCGAGTCCGCTTCGCGCTGGGAGGGTGACAGTCGACGGGTGCTCTCTCAATTTCATCCCACCTTGCGTTGCGCGGAAACCTATAGCCTGTGGGGGAAGAAGGTGCAGGTTCCTTCCTATGGTTATCAGGAGTTCGAGCGCCTGGCTGTGGAGCCGCTGCAGGGCTTCCCCGAGTTGCGCAACCCTGCAACAAGCGGACAGGCGGCCGAGCGCGTCTATTCGCAGTACACGCTGCTGCGCCCGACCATGTACTCGGGTGCGATGCGGGGGCTTGTACAGGCACTGATGGGCTTCGGCCGCCAGCGCCGTCTGCCCCCCGCGAAAGATGGGCAGTCGCGCGGGCGGGAAATCAGCCTGTACGAGAAGATCCGTAGTGGACCAGCGCAGACCGACGTGGACGGTGGTACACCGCCATCATCCCGATCCACGTCCACATACCTCACGGAGGTGGCCAACGAGGGGCTGCAGGTTCGCTACGACTGGAAGTTCTACCGCACGCACGGCCTGACGCGGGCAGCGGATGGCCGCTGGTGGTTGGTGGAGATCAGTGGCAGTGCGGGAGTGATCGCGATGCCACTGCCGCTGCATGACGCCACGTTGAGCAGCACGTTCCGTGAGCTGCTCGAGCAGCGTGGAGACGTTGACGCGCTCCACCTCATTGAGCAGTTCGGAGGCTTCCCGACAGGCGAGCCGTTCCCCAAAGCAGGATCACTGGAATCATGGATCCGTGCGGGACGGGTTGTGCGCCTCGCAGCACGAGCGGATCTCGCTGAATTTTACCGTCACAGTCCCTACTCATCGGATATGGGCTGGGCGTTCAATCTGCGTGGCGACGAAGCGCACAATACAGCCTGGCGCTTTGGGGACGATGACCTGCAACGCGGGGTTCACTACGCCATCAGCTTGCAGATCGGCGCGGTCCGGCCGGTCAAGGAAACGGCTGATAGCCCGCTGTTGAAGCGCCTCGAGCGGATGCGCGATGCTGGTTTGTTCCCGGATCGAATTGACGCGGCAATCTGGAAGGCTGCGCGCATGTCAGCAAAGCAGCGCGCCCTGGCAATCGGTACCGATGAGGCGGTGTTTCGATACGTCGATGCGCTGGCTTTGGAGCCTATTGCGGTCCGCCACGCGCACTACAACTGGCTCGCCGGCACGGCCTGGCACGACGGCAACAGCTACAGCCCCTACGACTGCGGCGATGCCGCCGATGAGGGACCGTGGCTTTCGGGCGGCGAGCATGCGACTTCACTGGCGTACTCCGTCCCTGAGCCCCCTCTCCCCGTGCCGGTGAGGGAGTTGTCACCGCCGGGAGGCGAGTACGAGGTCTGGTGGATCAGCAGCTCGACTTTGGGGCAGATACGCACGCACCGCGAGGAGGGGCTGGGGTTCGGCCTTTGGGCTACCCCGTCACCGACGGTGGATACCAACCTGACCCAGTACATCGAAGCGACCTACAACTGCCTGGGCGAGGCCACGTCTGCGCGGTATGGCCTGAATCTCAACGGCGGAAGCCGAGCGGTGGGTGTACCGCAGTATCCAGGCATGGAGAGCCGCCCCCTCACCTACATCGGAGTAATCGACGGTGGCTGAACATCAGTGCCTGATGCTGGAAGACGGGATCTACCATTCCGAGCAGTGGCTGATCGCGAGGAATGACTTGCTGAGGGAGAACCTTGGCCGTGAAGCATGGGAGAGCGCGCAGCGCTCGATCACGAATGCTCACTACACGGACCCGCCGACGGTCGCCGCCATGTGGGACATGGTGAAGACCATGGGCTTCCAAGGCGGCCGCGTGCTCGAGCCGGCAATGGGCATCGGCAACTTCTTCGGGCTGATGCCGCAGGCACTGCAGCGGCGCAGCCAGCTCGCCGGCATTGAGCTGGACCAGACCACCGGCGGCATGGCCAAACTGCTGTACCCAGGCGCCAACGTGCGGGTGATGCCGTACCAGGAGTCGAAGACCCCCGACAACTTCTACGACCTGGTGATCGGGAACTGGCCATTCGAGAACACCGTGATTGCGGACCGGCGGTACCAGCGCCTGAACCCGCATCTGCACGACTACTTCTTCTTGAAGGCCCTTGACCAAACCCGTCCGGGTGGTCTGACTTCGCTGGGCTTCGCCTGGTACCTGGGCACCACGCCGGCGGCCGCGCTGGTCAACCTGTCGCAGACGGCCATCGTTACCTTCCCGGTGCTGGCCGCCCGCTTCGGGGTCGGCAAGGCGTTCTCGGCCCTGTCGTCCGGGATGGGCCTTGCGCTGCGCACCGCGACGGGCGACATCACCGGCAACCTCAATGCGGAAGAACGTGCGGCGTACCACGTCTGGCGCACGTCGGGCGCGATCGACAAGTCCCAGGCGCACAACCTGGCTGGCCTGTCGGAAACGGACACCCGCGCCTTTAACCCTGCGGTGCGCAAGGGCATGCAGGTGATCTCCTGGTTGTTCCACAAGGCGGAGGTAGTGAACCGAGAGGCAACCGCGTTGGCGGCCTTCCGCCTTGCGCGCCAAGGTGGCCAGACGTTCAACGAGGCGGTGAAGTACGCCGGTGATGTGGTGACGGAGAGTCACTTCGACTACAGCAACGCCAACCGCGCGCGCTTCATGCAGAGCAACGCAGCTAAGGTGCTGCTGCTGTTCCGGCAGTACAGCCTGAACATGACGTGGTTCCTGTGGAGAAACCTGTACCAGTCGATCAAGGGCCAGGCACCGGAGGTCCGCCGCGAGGCGCGCACGAAGCTGGGTGGGGTGCTCGGCATGACTGGCCTGTTCGCTGGCCTGATGGGCATGCCGCTGACCTCGGTGATGTTCGGACTGGCTGATGCCGCGGCGTCGGCGTTCGGCGATGACGACGACGAGCCGTTCGATTCGGAGGTGGCGTTCCGCAACTTCCTTGCCGATCTGCTGGGCGCGGATGCGGCCAGAATCTTGGCAAAGGGGCCGGTCGACTACTTCACCTCGGCCAGCATCGGCAGCCGCGTGAGCCTCAACGATCTGTGGTTCCGCGAGCCCAACCGCGAGCTGGAAGGCAAGGAAATGGCCGACTATCTGCTCGAGCAGGCCGGTGGCCCGTTGTTCGGCGGGATGCTGGTCAACACGCTGCGCGGCCTGGCACAGGTCCAAGAGGGGCACACCTGGCGCGGCGTCGAGACGATGATGCCCAAGGCGGTCAAGGACGGCATGAAGTCGGTCCGCTACACCACTCAGGGCGTCAACACCCTGCGCGGCGACCCTGTGATCGAGGATCTTGGGGTAGGCGGTTCGCTGTTGCAGCTCGCGGGATTCTCGCCTGCGAGCCTCAACGAGCGGTACGAAGGCATCAACGCGGCCAAGAACTACGAAAAGCGCCTGCTTGACCGCCGCTCATCGCTGCTGAATGCCTACGCGATGGCGTGGCGGGCGGGTGACGCCGATACGGTCACGAAGGTGTTGGGCAAGATCCGCTCGTTCAACGAGGCTCAGCCGGAGCTGGCGATCAACACGTCCACCATTCGCGACTCGCTGCAGGCCCGCATGCGTTACAGCTCCCGAGCTGAGGGTGGCGTTGTGCTGAACCCGAAGATCGCTGACAAGGCGCGGGAGGAGGCGCGCTTCGCCGAGTAGTCAGCGCCTGGGGCGGAGCATCCTCTCGGCAATGATCGGGAGGGTGCATTGCCTGGGGTCGGCAGGATGCCCGACGTAGCCCGTCGGGCACCCGCCGAAGAAGCCGCGCTTCACGAACTGCGGCACGTCTTTTTCACAGCGATCCAAATTCGCCGCCGGCGCGTGCTGGCCGTCGGGGCACACCTTGAAGCACGACTTGCCGACCGGCTTGAAGCCGGCAGCGCACTGCGGCTGCGCGTAGCGCGCATATGGGTTTGGTTCTTCGGCAGCGGCAGCGGTGGCAGCCAGAGCCAGGGCGAGCGCGGCGATGATGCGGAACATGACGATCCTCCTGATGTCAGGAGCGAATGATCGCCGGGTGCGGCCGGCGTGTCGAATCGTTCCGCTACAGCGGCGCTGGCAGCGCCTCAGTGGTCAGCTCCTCGCCAGCCCGCCATTCGCCGGTCTGCCGGTCAACGTGTAGCACCCGCGTGCTGCCGCGCTTGGCCACCAGCACCAGATCGATGGTTCCCTTCCATGACCGGGTTTGGACGGGCTCTATCCCGCGATGGTAGATGGCGATTCGCTCGAATGTATCTGCGACCATCTGGCGAGCCTTGATACGGGCGTCATAGTCGAGCGCACGCACACCCTCCACCAGATCGGCCCAGGCCTGCGCCAGCGCCGGCGGCGGCGTGGCGGCAGCGCTGGCCAGCTCGTGCTCGAGCGCGTCCACCTCGGCCTGCTGTCCGGCCAGCGTCTCTTCCAGCTCGCGGGCACGGCGCATGAAAGCAGCCGGGGCCTGGCCGGCGGCCGCCGAAAGCAGGGCATCGGTTACTTTTTCGATCTTGGCGGTGGTGTCGGCGACGGCCGCGCGGGCCACAGCGAGCTGGCCACTGATGCTGGCCTCCCGATTGCCCCCCTCGTGGAGCCGGGTCAGGTTCATCTGGTCGGCGCAGAAAGTCATAAGCGCGTGCTCGATCGGTACCACGCTGCAGCTCCCGGAAACCGCGCAGCCCGAGCCCTGGGAGTTGCCGACGCAGATCATGCGGCGGTGCCCGTGCTGCGGCTGGCCATCCGCCCGGCGACCGCGATTCATCAGGTTCTGCGCAACCATGGCCGAGCCGCAGTATCCGCAGTAGGTGACACGCATGCCGGCGATCAGGCTGGGGATCTCGCTGGTACCCTTGCGGCGGATGCGCTGGCCGGCGACGTGCTGCAGGTCGGCAAACTCTTCTGCCGTCAGCAGGGGCGGGTAGTAGCCCGGCAGCCGGTACTCCTGGCCTTCCACCTCGAGCACCTTCTCACCCACCAGCGCCCGGTTGCGGACGATCTTGTAGAGCTGGCCGGCGGGGTTGCCTCCGTTGGTGATCTGCAGTCCCTGCTCCTCGAGGGCGCGCATGATGGTGACCGCGCCATTGCCCTCGCGGAACATGCGGACGGCCAGCCGGACAGCCTCGGCTCGCTCCGGCACCAGCTTGAACTCGCCGGGCTTGGTCAGTTCCAGCCAGTGGGGGTCACGCCCGTTCCGGATAACCCCGCGCCAAGTGCCGGCGATCCAGCCCTGGCATTGCCGGTGAATCGCGGCGCGCACGCGTTTGCTCTTGGTGTCGGACTCTTCGTGGGCCCGGATCATCACCAGCAGGCTGTAGACGAGATCCATGGGCTGGGCCTTGAGCCCGGCCCTGTTGTACTCGCGGCCGTCGCTTGCGGTCACCACGGTGATGCCTGCGTTGATGATCTGCGCCAACTGGGCCTGCGCCTGAATGGGCTCGGCGCGGCTGAGGCGGTCCAGGCCCTCCACGATCAGCACCGACCCAGACGGGATCCGACCCTCATCGATGGCCGCGAGGAACACCCCGAGCGCACCCTTCTTCACGTGGCGTTGGTGGTAGGCGGAAAGGCCCTCGTCCTGCATGGAGAGGGCCGAATCCAAGGTCATCCCGTGCTCGGAAGCCCAGCGGCGAGCGTACTCGAGCTGGCGGTCGGCACTGCTGCCGGCCGCCTGCTTGGGATCACTGAAGCGCAAGTAGCTGTAAACTCTCGCCTTTGTAGCCAT